TCCTTATGATCTCCGGCCCTTCCTCTCCTACGAGCGCTAAGCCCTCCTTGATGGCACGACCTCCAGAAGCGAGTCTGGGCAGAGTGAGGTTGCCGATGAGTCCAATGTTGACTCCAGGAATCTGATTGGCTACACCGATCAATCCGTTAAGTCCAGCGATGGCTGCGTTGATCATAGACTCAATGATGCCAAGGACTGCATTCAGAGGAGCTTTGACTTTCTCACCTATGCTTGCGAAGACAGTGGCAATGTACTCTACGAGACCAGACCAACCACCCTCCCAGAAAGTCTTGAGGTTCTCCCAGACACCCGAGAGCCAACCGATGAAGTCATCCCACTTGTCAGAGGCAGTGTCCTTCACCCAATTCCAAATAGTTGGCCAGATGTCTCTGACAAAATCGAAGAAGGCAGACCATCCTGCCTTGACGACATCCCAAAGCCAACTGAACAATCCAGTCAAGACTCCGATCGCACCAGTTATGATTCCTTCAATCCCCTGCCAGAACCGTTCCCAATCTCCAGTAAAGAGAGCAGCGACTGTATCCCATATCCCCTTGAGGATGTCCCAGAAGCCAATGAAGATTGTCTTGATGGCGTCCCAGGTATCCTGGAAGAAGGTAGTGATCGTATCTCCGAATGTAAACCAGAAGGACTCGAAGATTGCAATCCCTACTTGTACCTTGTCATTGATCCAGTCCCAAGCATTCTGAACTGCCTCTACGATGGCAGCCCAAGTCTCCTTGAACCAAGGGACAGCCACGTCGGCAAACCATTGGAAGAATACCTTCGCACCCTCAACGATCGATGTCCAAGCATCGCTGAGCCAAGGCACAGCCGAGCCGGTGAACCAATCGATGATTCCCTGCACTATCTCCCTGAATCTTTCTGAGTTCTCCCAAGCGTACTTGAGAGCAGCAGCGATGGCAACGACGGCTGCCACCACGAGTACGATCGGACTTGTCAACACGCCAAAGATGACTGCCAGAATCTTGAGAGCGCCAGCGATGCCGATCACGACAGGGATGAACTTGAGCCCAAAGGTGATGGCCTCCTTGACTTCTGGGTTCAGATCTTTCCACCAGGCGATGACAGTTCCGATGGCCTTCGCTACTCCTTGCAAAGGTTTGGGTAGATCGACCAAGAAGTCGTTCAGTTCGTCACCTTCATCCACCACGAAGGAGATGTATTTCCAGAAGGTCTGAACTGTTTCTGCTGCATCTTTTATCCAACCAGCCAATCGCTTCACGCCATCGATGAGCATTGGTGTGACTCGCTCCGCCCAATCTGCTAAGGCAGTAAGCACATCTTGCACGACGGGTGACAGTTGCTTGCCGAGCTCCAACACAACGTCACCGATGCGAGACTTGAAGAGCTTCCACTGAGCATTGATGGATTCAAGCTGCTTGCTTGCGACCTCTTCCGTGGCACCGCCAGCAGACCTCAGCCCTTCTTCGTACCCCTTGATCGCATCGCTCGTCCCGAGCAAGGTCTGCAGGTACTTGACAGACTTGTCTGAGAACCCGAGTTGAGCCAGAGTAGCTTTCTTCTGAGCGTCAGACATCCCATCGAGCGCACCTTCTACATCAGAGATAATGCTTCCAAGATTCCGCATCTCTCCCTGAGCATCAAAGACAGAGATGCCGAACTGAGCGAAGTCCTTCGAGTTCTCAAGAGCCTTGGTCTGCAAGTCTCGCATCACGATGCCGAAGGCAGTGCCAGCCTCAGCACCCTTAACGCCTTGGTCAGCGAATGCAGCCAGGACGGCTACGCCTTCTTCGATGTCCTTGCCTACGATCTTGAGAGCCGAGCCTGCACCATTGGTGAGAGCTTCCGAGAACTGTTGGACAGAAGCGTTAGCCAGGTTGTTTGCCTGGACGAGAACATCCGTCACCCGAGTCATGTTCTTCAGGTTCTGTTCAGCATCCTTGACGGTGAGCCCGAGCGCTGACTGAGCATCTGTGGCCAGGTCAGTGGCCAGCGCCATGTCGAACATGCCCGCCTGAGCGAACTTGGCGACCTGAGGCATGGCTGCGATCTGTTGCTCAGCTGAGAGTCCGGCTGAGGCTAAGAAGAAGTAGGACTCTGCAGCTTGATCTGCCGAGAAGGTGGTGGATTTGGCGACCTCCCTGGCCGTCCTCTCCATCTCTTCTCTGGTGGAAGCAGATACGTCTCCCATGATGGCAAGAGACTGAGTCATCTTGTCATCGAAACTGGCGTAAGCACTTATGCCCGCCACCGCTGCTGCTCCGACTCCAATGGCCAGAGCAGCAAAGGCAGCGACACCGATCTTCGAGAGCTTGCCGAAGGCAGCTCCTACTTTGCCGGTTTTGCGGTCCAGGGTGTCCAGGTCACGTGAGACTTCGCCGAGCGCTCTCGACGCTTGGTTCCTTGCTCTGATGATCAGAGCCATCTCACTACCAGTCATGCCACCCATCAGCGTTTCCTCTGGACCGTCTTTCTCTCTCGGTTCTGGTCTGCGATCCTTTTCCGCTCTGCGTAGATTGAAGAGGCGAGATTGATCAGGTAGATATCTTGAGGATCCTGATCAAGCCAACCTCCATCTCTTGGCAGTATCCCTCGCTCGTAGTTGTCATAGAACTCAATCGCTTTGGAAGCCAATCTTCCAATCTTGACCTTGCCAGAACCTCTGGTCTCCCTAAGTGCGAGGGTGTAGTAGCGATTGAGTTCTGCCTTCAGTTTGGGAGCTCGTTGTCCTTGGGATCGTCTCCGATGGTTTCGTTGTGGTTGTTGATCTTCTCAGCGATCTCATCACCGATGGCTCCGTCGAGCCGACGGACATCCACCGGATTTTTGAAGTCGAGCTTCTTTCCTTCGTCATCTTCGAGATTGTGGTCAATGATGCAGTGAGCGAAGTCAAAGAGTCTCGTCCGTGCCGTAGACACGAAGACCTTTGCGTTGTCACCCTCTCCACTCTCGAAGTGCATCGACTCATCGAGCCGGTCCAACTTCTCACCATGGTTGAGTCGGCGAAGAGTGACGTAGCCACCTTCAGCCTTCTCAAGATCGTACCGCTTCTCCTGTTGACGATGCGTAGCACGAGCCATTTGGTTGCATCCTTTCTCCTGGACTCGTTGTTTCTCTCATGCTTATGCCAGCGTGAGATTCTCCGCAGTGATGACTTCGATGGAGTCTGCCCCATCGTCAGCACCACCTGCGTAGACTGCTCTCAGCGAAGCTGATGCCCTGATCAGGTCACCCAGTCCGCCAGCTCCGGAGACCTCGTAGCTGTCGTAGATTGCTCCGAACAGCTCGACTGTCACCTGCTGACTCGCAGACTTGTTGCAAGCAAGAATCAACTCTTGAGTGGTGCGTGCCTCCCAGATGGCATAGTCAGCCTTCGATTCGAAGTCGACCTCGAAGCTGGCATCCGCCACGTGCTCACCCCACTTCACGAAGTCAGCACCTTCCTGACCAGACATGTTGAACCTGGGCTCCGGGTTGTCGTTGAGGTTGATCTCCAGGGAGTCAAGGTCTGCCCGAGTCGACCCAGCAATGTCCACCGTGGTCTCGGTCGAGTTGAATGGCTGCTCTGTCGGGACCGTTGGAGAACCGGGAGCTGCGTAGTCCTCAGTCTGCTCCAATCCCACGATCGAAGCTTCCACGTAAGGAACTCCATCTTCGGCGAAGAAGCGGAACCCTCCAGCTTGGCAACCAACGAAAGCGAAGCCAATGCCTCCACGCTTCATGCTGATCGACATCGAGCGCAAGGTGTCATCCAGCTTTGCAGCCGTGCCGTTCTTGGCGGTGTAGGTGTAGGGTCCAGCTCCAGTCTTCTGGATGTTGTCTCCGTATCGACTGGCAGCCAGGAAGTACACGAAGACCTCTGGTAGGAGTTCCATCGTGATGGTGCCTTCGACATGACGTCGACCCTGGACCTTGCCCATGACCACGTTCTTCCCAATGATCGGTGTACGCCACGGATCAGTGCGAGGTTGCATCAGAGACTCAGCCGTGAATGGCACGAACTTCGCAGGAGCAACGTAGGTGCCCCGAGTCACTTCCAGCGCTACGCCGATGTGGCCAGCGCCAGCAATTTCAACAGCCATTAGCTGTCACCTTCCTTCTTCTCATCGGTGGTTGCGCTTTCTTGCTTGGCACCTTTCGAAGACTTCTTCCACAGACCAGTCTTCTCCAAATCTTTGACCTCAGAAGCTTTGACGTCCATCGTCCTCTTGCTCCCAGGCCCGACATATTCCATCTTCATCAGAAGTACTCCTCACTCATTCCTTCGAGCCTCAGACGACTCGCTGACCAAAGTTCATTCTCTGGAGCGATCACTACTGGATGATCCACTTGAGTGACCATCCCGAAAATGACCTTGTGCTTTGTAGTGTCGGTCTTGTCAACAAAGTTCCAGTACTCATCCGCCTGGACCCATTCTTCAACAGCCTCTGCTCGCTCGTGAGTCTGCTCTTGAATTTTCAGTGTATCGGCAACCTTGCCATGATACAAGATCAGATCGATTTGGAAGACAATTCTGAACTTGCGGCTTGCACCCTGATTCATCGAGCGAGTCTTTTGGTTTGGTTGGACGCTTAGCAGTGGCCAACTTTGTATGACTCTTGGCTCTCCGTAGACCACCTTGTTGAAGGCATTGTGCTGATCCTCTGTGAGGATCAAATCCATGTCTCGTTCCAAGTACTTTGCGATGTGCTTGGCCATCGGACGCAGTCGAGTCTCAAGAGCCACCGAAGACCCTCCTGACTGCACTCGCTCCGAACCGACTCGTGGCCGTTGGAGTGAAGAGTAAGTACTGTCGGAAGTAGTCTGCAAGAATCTTTGTGATCTTTGTCCGGTCTGCTGCCTGCAGCATCATGATCACTCTCTGAGGCATACGAGTGGTCCCCATCTGGTGATATCCCCAGTACTCGATCCCGAACGGTGCCGCTCGCAACTCATCTTTGGTAATGATGTAGTTCGTCGGGTTGGTGGCTGCTTGTTCCATGGCTCCAGTCGCCACGAGTATCTTCGAAGGATCTCGGTAGCCCATCATGTTCTTCCTGCGAAGAGTGTCCTCAGACAATGGTTCCCATCTAGGCCTGCCACCCGAGTCAAAGTTGTGTTGGATCGATGGTGAGATGACTTCACTTGCAACCTCTTCGAAGGCAGGACGGAAGTCATCAATGGTAGCAGCCACTGCGAAGACTCGTGAGTAGTCTTTGGCTGATCTGCCGTCCCAACTGATGTTGACTTCGATGGCCATTACCAGTTGTGCGCCTGTTCTCTTGTGAACCAAGTTGGTTCATCTTCGGAGGTGCGATCGGTGCCACGTGGAGATCCAGTGCCACCTGAAGCTTTGGGTATGAGGGTGCCGTCATCCGTAGTAAGACGATCCTTACCCTCAGAGATTCTCTTGAGCCAAGTCTGCGCCATCGAGAACCAACGACCTCCGGCGGTGTCGTCTGTCTGTCCTTCGAGCGCTACTTGCGAGCTCCATAGATAGGAAGCCACCAAATAGGAAGTGATCCAGCGAATCTGAACTGGAACTGCCGTATAGATATTGGTGTCATCGAAGGGTAGCTGATAATGGCCTGCCAAGGCACCATCGACTTTCGACTTCGCCTGCTCCAGTTGGGCATCAATGTCCTCTGGGTAGTCGAAGAGTTGGGACGACAGAACCTTCTTCACATCTTCT